GGATCACAAACATACTGAGTACATTTTGAAAGGTGGGCGCGGGTCAACAAAATCTACGTTTGCCTCGTTGGTGATCCTTTGTTTGTTGAAAAACAATCCCAGTATGCATGTGCTTGCGGTTCGGCAAGTGGCGAATACTTTGAAAGATTCTGTCTATTCTCAATTTATTTGGTCGATCAATGAATTAGGGCTTAGAAATGAGTTTCGATATACAGTTTCGCCATTAGAAATTACTTATTTGCCGACTGACCAAAAAATTTACTTTCGGGGGGCTGATGATCCGGGCAAAATTAAATCAATCAAGCCGACATTTGGTGCTATTGGTATTGTTTGGTTTGAGGAAACCAGCGAGTTCTATGGGGAAGAAGCAATTCGTAACATCACCCAATCGGTTATTCGTGGCACAGATTTAGCATACATTTTCAAAACATACAATCCACCGCGGACATCAGGGAATTGGATCAATAAATATATTCTCATCCCTAAAGAAACTCAGTATCAGCACGATTCAACTTATCTGGATGTTCCCCGCGAATGGCTAGGGCAAGTGTTCATTGATGAAGCGGAACATTTGCGGGAAACTAACCCAGCGGCTTATGAACATGAATACTTGGGCGAAGTTAATGGGTTGGGTGATAACGTGTTTACCAATCTTACCATTCGTAAGATTACAGATGATGAAATTGCCACTTTCGATAATATCTTATGGGGATTGGATTTTGGTTATTTTCCGCACCCGGCGCATATGGCTAAAGTTCATTATGACGCGAAAAATCATATTCTTTATGTGATTGGTGAGGTTCGCAAATGGAAAACATCAAATGAGGATTTGTATAAAGCAATCGTTGAATATGGGTATAACAACAACGATCTGATAATTTGTGACTCTGCGGAACCCAAATCTGTGGCTGATTTTAGGGCATATGGCGCTACTGCCCGCGGTGCGGAAAAAGGAAGTTCTTCTGTCAAGTATTCAGTTAAGTGGCTTCAAAGTCTCAAGGAAATTGTTTTAGACCCTAAGCGCGTTCCTTACACAGTGGAGGAGATGACTGATTACTCTTATGAACGCACAAAAGATGGAGAAATTTTAGAAGCATATCCACGCGAGAAAGACGATGCGATTGCGTCAATTAGATATGCAACTAATTTGCATTGGAGACGACGTGGTGAATAAGAACGAGAGTGGCATCTATCAAATTGTTAACAAGATCAATGGTAAGCAATATATTGGCTCCGCCATTAATATCAAATTGCGTTGGGTGGATCATAAAAAACGATTGAGAAGGGGAACCCATCATTGTAAGCATCTTCAAAACGCTTGGAAAAAATATGGTGAAGGTTGCTTTGAGTTTTCGATCTTGGAATGCTGTGAACAATCTTTGCTTATACCAAGAGAACAATTTTTCATAGATGTGCTTCACCCGGAATATAACACTGCAAGGATTGCTGGTAGTACGCTTGGTGTTGCTTGTTTGGAAAAAACTAAAAAAGCTGTTGGAAAAGCAAACAAAAACAGAATAATTACAAAAGAATATCGGCAAAAAATGTCACAGGCATTAAAGGGCAGAATTATTTCAGATGAACATAAAAACAAAATATCTCGGTCTCAAACTGGAAAAACAAAAAACGATATTACCAAAAAAAAGATAAGCGACGGATTAAAAAAATATTATGAAAAAAATAAACAACCATCAAGGCCAAGAACTGAAGAAATCAAACAAAAAGTAAGCGAGGGATTAAGGGCGTATTTTTCAAACGGTGGAAAAGTGGCAAATATGCGGTGCATAAAACAATACTCAAAGGATGGTAGTTTTATTGCTGAGTATGAAAGTATAGCTGAGGCCGCACGCATATTAGGAATTAGTCCGGGAAATATACCATCAACCTGTCGTGGTAAACATAAATCCGCTGGCGGCTATATTTGGCGTTACGCCGAAAGGGGAACGAACTAATGATTTTTGATCCGGTTATCAGTTGGGCGAAAGGAGTTTGGAATAGAATGTTTGGAAAAGAAACCATCAAAAAAGCGGTTGGAGTTGAGCCGGCAATCAGCTCGCCAATGGCAGAGGCAATACAACTTTGGTCACGGATGTATGAAAACAAATCGCCATGGCTGAGCGAAACGATAAAGAGTCTCAATCTTGGAGCGACTGTAGCGGCTGAACTGGCGGCAACTGTCACCATCGAAATGCAGGTGATCATCGAGGGCAGTCGGCGAGCGGATTATCTGTCAGCCGAGTTTGACCGGACAGTACTGGATAAACTACAAACCGAGGTGGAATATGCCATCGCCAAAGGTGGGCTGGTATTCAAACCGTATATTGACGGTGGCAAACTGGCAGTTGATTTTATCCAGGCTGATCAGTTTTATCCGGTGCGATTTGACAGCAACGGCGATCTGCTAGCAGCCGTGTTTGTAGATCAGGAAAAAATTGGCGACAAATACTATACTCGCTTGGAACATCACGACTATTCGGATACTCAGTATCGGGTGGTCAATAAGGCGTATCAATCAGCGAGCCGTGAAACGCTTGGAACACCGGTTGAGTTGTCATCGGTTGCACGCTGGGCAGAGTTGCAGCCGGAAGCCTATATCACCGGCGTTGATCGTCCGTTGTTTGCATATTTCAAGTTCCCATTGGCCAATACGATTGATACTACGTCCCCTCTGGGTGTGAGCGGGTATAGTCGTGCGGTTGAGCTAATCAAGCAGGCAGATGAAATATGGTCAAATCTCCTTTGGGAGTTTGAAAGTGGTAAGCGTGCGCTTTATGTAGATACACTGGCGTTCAAAAAGGACGAGAAAACAGGCAATCCAATCCTGCCAGATAAACGACTTTACCGGGCGCTGAATACTTCCGGAAATGCCAATGAAGACCTCTTTGAAGAATGGAGCCCGGAATTTCGGGAAGCGTCAATTCGCGCTGGTCTGGATGCGGTGCTGAAGAAAATCGAGTATGCCTGTGGTTTGGCATATGGCACGATCAGCGATCCGGCGATCCAGGTCAAGACAGCAACCGAAATCAAGATCAGCCGGCAGCGAACGTATGTAACGATTGTTGGAACCCAGAAGGCATTACAGACCGCATTGGAAAATTTGATCTACGCAATGGATGCCTGGGTGACGATTGGCAATCTGGCAGCGCGCGGCGAATACTCAGTATCAATGCAGTTCGATGATTCGGTGCTGGTGGACAAAAATGCGCAGTTTTCGCAGGATTTACAGCTTGTTCGTGAACGGTTGATGGGTAAGGTTGAGTTCCGCATGAAGCATTTCAACGAGAATGAGGAAACCGCACGAGCAAAAGTGATTGAAGCAAATACTGAGTTGCAAACTGAAGAAACCGATTTGTTTGAGGGAGCGTAATTGCTAACTTTTGACCAGATTGATTCACTTAGTGAACCAATTTTAGATCTGTACGAACGCTATATGCAATCGGTAATTAATGATATCGCCCGGCGTCTGGCAGGTCTGGACTTTGCCACCGGTACGGCAGCCTGGCAGATGCAGCGATTGATTGAAAGCGGCAAAGTTTATGAACACGCACTCAATGAATTGTCCAAAGTTACCGGTAAGAGCGAACGCGAATTAAAAAAGCTGTTCAAAGCTGCTGGTGTTCGAGCGACAACTTTTGACGATGCTATTTACAAAGCTGCTGGGTTGAAACCGCTTCCGTTGAATCTATCCCCAGCAATGGCACAGGTTTTGGCTGCTGGTCTTCGCAAAACAGGCAACGTCATGCGGAATTTGACTATGACTACGGCATTGAGCGCGCAAGATTTGTTTGTACAGGCCGCTGACTTGGCATATATGCAAGTTTCAAGCGGCGCCTTCGATTACATTAGCGCCATCCGTAATGCGGTCAAAGATGTAGCAAGTAAAGGTTTGCAGACGATCAACTACGCCAGCGGCAAACGCGACCAATTGGATGTAGCAATGCGGAGAACCGTTTTGACGGGAGTGACAACCACATGTGCGGAGCTGCAACTTACCAGAGCAAGGGAAATGGGTTGTACTTTAGTTCAAGTAAGCGCGCACATTGGAGCAAGACCGTCACATGAACTTTTTCAAGGGAAGGTGTACCGAATAAATAGCACGAAAGGTATATGAAATGAGAAAACGAATCGATCTTATGGAACAAAAATTTGGAAAGTTGACGGTAGTGGCATATTATGGGCCGAACAAGAGCGGAAATTCGTTGTGGGAATGCTTGTGTGACTGTGGCAAGTTTACCGTAGTTGAAAGCTATTTATTGAGAACTGGAGCAACCCAATCTTGCGGGTGTAAAGTCTCCGAAAGAATGGCTGCTCGGAATTATAGGCACGGCATGTTTGGGAGCCGAATTTATGAGATATGGAGAAAAATGCGGCGGCGTTGTCACAGCAGAAGTGATAGGGCTTATCAACGTTATGGTGGTCGCGGAATCAATATTTGCAAAGAATGGGATAATCTTGAAAACGGATTTCACAATTTCCATAACTGGGCTATGAATAATGGGTATGCGGATAACCTATCAATTGATCGTATAGATAATGACGGAAATTATGAGCCATCTAATTGCAGATGGGTTGATGCAAAGACACAATGTAACAACAGATCATCGAATCATAAAGTAGACTATCGTGGGGAAACCCTCACGATTACGCAACTGGCAAACAAAATTGGAATAAAGCCTACAAATATGTGGAGCTTCTTATCTAGAAATGGATGGAATTCCGAACTAGCTGTAAAGGCCGCGAAGGGAGGTGATAACAATGACAGAAATGTTAAATAAGGCAGTTGAAAACGACTATCCTGATTTTATTAGCTCTACCGGTTATGGTACTGCTACGGGATTGTGCGGGATCAACTGCCGCTGACTGCCATTCATTTTATCCATACTATGAAGGCATAAGTGAGCAGTTATATTCCGATGCAGAGTTGGAAAGCTACGCAAACAAAACTGTCACCTACAACGGCAAAGAAATGAGCGTGTATGAAGCCACCCAGGTACAGCGGGGGATTGAGCGTAAGATCAGGCATTGGAAGCGACAAGCGGGGGCTTTGGAAGCTGCCGGGTTAGATAATGGGTTTGAGACCAGCAAAGTTAAACATTATCAGGGCGAAATGCGCGACTTCATCAAGCAGATGAATACTCAGTATAAAGATGAGGGTATCAAGTGGCACAGACAGTATGAGCGGGAACAAGTGCCCGCGTTTGTATCTCCTGAGAGTGTGGATCGTGATTTGCGGTTAGCACAGCAAGGGAGGCTGTTTGATCTTAAATCAAAAGAAACAGAGACGATTTATAGCAAACCCTTTGATCTAACAGAACGATATGGTAATGATCGATTGGAAGCCGAAAATATTATTCTTGATGAAAAAGGCAAAGATCACATATGGCGGATACATCCGGATGATCGAGATTGGTTGCCAAGAAACCAAGATTTAATTCTGAAAGCAATCGAGAATCCCTTATACATCGATGCTTTGCCTAGAGATTCTGGAAAAAGGGGTATAAATATAGCGCAAATCATCTACATTGGCGAAAAAGAAAACGAGTTCCTAAGCCTGGTAATCAATTTCAAAAAGAACAAAGCAAAAATTTGGACTATGTTTAGGGCGAACAAGAAATTCTTGTTTCACGAGGATGGGAGAATGAAAGATAGATGGATGAAGGCAAAATAAAAACTGGCCTTGAGTTGGCGTCCACCAATCTCTCACCAGTTTGGGGTCCCGTACGACATTGCGCGACTTGTCATCTCCCGTCTATGACGGTGTGGGAAGCGACTTCCCACCTCAGAACCTACAAATATTATACGACTTTTTGGATCGGAATTCAATACCTCAATTTGAATAGTTGAAATTCTTTTGTTCTTATGCTATACTAATCACAACTGAATAGGGCATTTGCTGGAAGTCCCACCCGGCGAAAGAACAGGTTAAAGCTTGTTTTTTCTCTGGGTGGGATTTTTTGATTCCTGCCATTCGTTTCCGGACGTACAACCGGGAAGCCAAGTGGACGCGACCACGTACAAAAAGCGTAGTTATTGAATAAGGAGAACAGTAATCATGAAGAGAGAAGATTTGAAAAAGTTGTTAGGTGAAGGTGCGACAGATGAGTTGGTTGACAAGATCATGGCTGAACACGGTAAAGACGTGGAGAAGCACAAAACTGATCTTGCAACAATCACAACCGAGCGTGACGGCTTGAAAACGCAGTTGAGCGAAGCCAGCAAGCAAATCGAAGGCTTCAAAGGTATGGACATCGAAGGTGTCAAGAAAAGTGCTGATGAGTGGAAAGCGAAAGCGGAACAAGCTGAACAGACCGCACAAGCAGAATTAGCAAAACTGAAATTCGACCATGCGCTTGATGGTGCACTTGCCGGCGCAAAGTCCAAAAACAACAAAGCCGTACGTGCGCTCCTCGATACTGAGTTACTAAAACTCAACGATGCAGATGGTTCAATTGTTGGGTTGAAAGACCAGCTTGACAAGATCAAGACTGAAAATGATTACCTGTTCGAGTCGGATACTCCCGCTCCGAAAATTGTGGCGGGGGGTAATAGCAAAACTATATTGACTGACCCGATCCTTGCGGCTGCACGCCGTGCGGCGGGTTTACCAGAACCAAAGGAGTAATAACGAATGGCAAATTCTATCGCATTAGTAACCACTTTTAAGGCGATTCTTGATGAAGTTTACAAAATGTTAAGCCGGACTTCCATGATGGATGCCCAGGTTATGACAGTTGGTTTTGAAGGGTCAAATGCCGTCAAGGTATTCAAAACTTCAATGGTTGGCTTGGGCAATTATAGCCGTTCTACCGGTTTTCCCGCTGGCGATGTTACCGGCACGTGGGAAACCATGACCCTCAGTCAAGATCGTGGTCGCGCCTTTACGATTGATCGTATGGACAACGAAGAGACGTTGGGCATGGCGTTTGGAACATTGGTTGGCGAGTTTTATCGAACGAAAGTTGTTCCTGAAATTGATGCTTACCGGTTCAGCAAGTATGCGAGCTGGAGTGGCATTACTGAGGTTGGGACACCGGCTACACTGGACAAAGCTACCGTTTTAGCGGCTATCGACGAAGCAAAGGCAATATTGGATGAAGCTGAAGTTCCGGAAGAGGGACGGATTTTATATCTTTCTTCAACCTGTGCAGATGCTTTGGAGGCTGCATTGAATCGTACTCTCGCCAATGATAGTGTATTTGACCGACGCATAAGTTCGCTGGATGGTGTGCGTGTTGTCAAGGTTCCTCAGTCTCGGTTTTACAAGGGCATTACCCTGGATGCAGGTGCAAGTTCTTCGGCGGGTGGCTACAGCAAGACAGCTTCAACCGGACGCGATATTAACTTTCTGCTGATGCATCCCAGCGCCGTTGTACAACCGATCAAGTTTGAGATCACCAAGGTTTTCGATCCTGATACGAACCAAACTACTGACGGTTGGTTGGTGCAAAGTCGCCTTTATCATGATGCTTTCGTTCTGGAGAATAAAGTTACCGGCATCTACAGCCACATCAAAGCATCGTAAAGGAGGTGGTCATGATCAAGCTTTACAAGGACGGTATCACCGTTGAGGTTGTGTATCCGGGTGATGTAGCGCGGTTCAAGACTGCTGGTTATGTAGAAGTTAAAGAGCCGGAGCCCAAAGCCGATAAGCCGAAAGTTTCAGTCAAGCCCAAAGCCGATAAGCCGAAAGAAGGTGATGAATGAGTCAACTTAAATCGATTTTTGGCGCCGGGTGGTTGAAGGACATTGCAGACAATTTTGCGGCTTTGGCGCCGATTGGTACTGTTTACGGGAATGGTGTGCGTAGAACTGCGCGAGCGGTGTTTGATGCTTCTTCCGGCGCAGCCATTGGAGCGCATGGAACAGGTGTGAGTATTCCGGCCAATGCGATCATCGTTGGCGGGGTTGTGGATGTCAATACAACTTTCGCGGACGGTGTTGCTGATGCGGCTACTATTGCAATCAGCGTGAAGGGGGCTAACGACATCATTACCGCGACCGCCATTGCAACCGGTACGTCATGGGATGCAGGATTGCACGCCATTATACCAAAAAACAACACGCCAGAAGTCACGGGAATCAAGATTGGCACTGCCGCCAAAGAGATTACCGTTACCGTTGCCGGTGTAGCGCTAACAGCCGGGAAGATGAATATCTACCTGGATTACTATGAAGGAGATGCAACCGAATGAGTAGAACTGTTTTAGGACAAGGCGCAGATTGGTTAAGCAAGTTGCCCGCGTTTGGCACACTCACCTATGCAAGTGGCGCGGTTGCTATTGCTACCGGCAAACCAGCGGCGACGGTATTTTTTGTCCAGATTTTCCGTGACGGCGTGGAAACTGGTGGCGCAACTGTGACGCTTTCGGGTGGCACACTAACCGTGGCCTCGACTGCATCTGGGTACACCCTGACTGCCGGCGATGTGATCAACTGGATTGTATTCTAACCTTTTTGAAGGGAGGTGATCCCTCTCTGAAGGAAAATACTGATGTCCGCATACGCCAATTTTGAATTTTACACAACTCAATACCTGGGAACAACGCTTATTCAAGCTGAGTTTCCAAGGTTGGCTATGCGGGCATCGGCGATTGTTGACCAGGTGACGTTTGGACGCGCGGCGACTGTAATCGAAGCAAATGAAGATGATGAAACCATTGAAAAAATCAAACTTGCTACCTGTGGGATTGCCGAGCTCGTGAAACAACTGGATAAAGTTGAGAATAACGGCGGCGGCGAGGTTGCCAGTGAGCGGGTCGGTAATCATTCTGTGTCGTATGTACAGAATGCGACGGCAACGATGAGTGATGATGATAAGTTTTTGCGCGTAGCCAAGCTATACCTGTTTGATACTGAATTACTCTATCGCGGAGTGTGCTAGTTGAAAACACCGCACAACATGACTGTTTATCAAAAGAGCATAGTTTCTGGCGCTGAAAGCTGGACACGGGTTCAAGTGGTTGGTGTGATGTGGGAAAACTTGGACGCTGTCCGTGTTACCGCGAATGGAACGATGCAGGCTGATGACGTTTCGGTTTTTGTACCGTTTTCAAGCGCGATACTCAGTATCAAAGAGGGCGACGTTTTGGTGAAGGGTTTGGTCAGTGATGAGATCAGCCCAAGTTTTACGATTTCAGCTCTCAAAAAGAAGTATGCAGATGTTGTTACTGTGCGACGGGTCTACACCCGCGATTATGGAAGTAAGCAAATGCAGCATTTACAAATTGGAGCGTCGTAATGACTCCCCCAAAAATCGAAACACCTCGCGGATCAATCATTATCACGCCTGGCGGTAAGGCTGAATTACGCTGGAATCTCAATTTTCGTGGCAAATGGCAAGGGCGCTTCAGTAAGGCGCAGAAGTGGCTTGATAACGAAGTACTAGCAGATTGTGAACCTTTTGTGCCAATGCGAACCGGAATGCTTATCAAAAGCGGTATTTTGGGCACAGTACCGGGTGAAGGCGTTGTAGCTTACATCGCACCGTATGCCAGGAAACAATATTTCACACCTCGCAAGATAGGGAGTGTTACAGGCCCATTGCGGGGTCCGTTTTGGTTTGAAAGATGTAAAGCGTTACGTGCGAAACACTGGGAAGATGGTGTTCGAAAGCTGGCAGGCGGTGGTTCAGAATGAGCGTTTTATCTGCATTACGAACCTATTTGAAAACCTATTCCGGTCTCAAATCGGATGCTCCAGTGTGGGTGCAATATCTAGGAAATGTGCCAACTGAGTATTCGATTGTGCCGCTGCCAGGCAACAAAATCATTGAGAGTTACATCAACGGTGGCAGTCTGCGCGAGTATCCGTTTGCATTTCAGTCCATGGAGTCAACCGCCGACGACTTAGCGCGGTTGGAAAATCAAGGTTTTTACGAGGCATTCGCGGACTGGCTGGAAAGTCAAACAGACAGTGATGTTTTGCCCGACCTGGGCGCTGGCAAAAAAGCAACCCTGATTGAAGCAACCAATTGGGGCTATCTATTTGAAGAAGGTGAGAGCGATAGAGGTATTTATCAAATTACTTGCCGATTACAGTACGAACAAGCACGGTATGAAGTGCCGAAACCGGAAGAACCTGAAGAACCAGAAGAACCAGAATAAGAAAGGATAAAGACTATGTCAGATACAGTAAAGAGAAGTAAATTTCAAACGTTTTTGAATATTGAACCCGATGGAACAGCCGATTATGCGTTGATCGGTGATGGTGTAACGACAGGAACGGTTAACTACAATCCGCAAACGAGTGAAGAAACTTACATCCATCAGGACAGCGGGACAACGGAAGTAGAGTCGTACCGTCCGCAGTTTCCGGTTGAAATGTCCTGTAAAAAAGGTGATGAAGTATTTGATTTTATTGATGGGTTGCGGAAAATCCGTGCCGTTCTGGATGCTGCCAAAACTGATATTGTGATGGTGTATCTGTATGAGGACCCTGTAGGCAGTGAGTATCCTGCCGAAAAACAGAATGTCTCCATTGCCATTGACACGTTTGGCGGCGACGGTGGGGTGAGCAACAAGCTCAATTACACAATCAACTTTATCGGTGATGCCGTTGTTGGCACGTTCAACCCGACAACCAGTGCATTTACACCGAGCCCTTAGTTGCGCGCCTGACTACGTTGGCGGTAGGCGCACTGACTTTAAGTCCAACATTTGATCCAGCCTGGTTGTTTTACACGGCCAGCACAACCGACGCGACAAATACGATTACCGCAACATCAACTGTGGATGGAGCGACTGTAGTTATTCTCAACGGCGAAACACCGGTGGATTCTGGTGATCCGGCAACCTGGGTGGAAGGCGTGAACCATGTGACGGTCACCGTAGAAGTCGAGGATGTCGAGACGGCCGTTTATCACGTTTGGGTAACCTACGTTCCGGAGGATTAGTATGGAATCGTTACGAACTGATGCAACCATTAAGCGAGTGATGATCAACGACGATCCTGAAAAGGTGTTGTCTTTTGATCCAACAGATACGCTTTTCGTTGATCGGTTTTACGCGTTGCTGGGTGATTTTGAGGGAAAGCAAGCGGAATACGAAAAACGAGCTGAGAAGATTGACAAGGTTCAGGACGTAGACAGTCATGGTTTGCCTGTGAATATCCCCGAACGGCTGCAATTTATGAAAGACATGTGTGAAGACATGTGCGCTGGGATTGATCGGGTTTTTGGAGACAGAACAAGCCAGATGTTATTCGATGGACGTTTGTCATTGGAAGCGATTGGCCAATTTTTTGAGAGTGTTACGCCGTTCGTTACTAGTGTCCGTTCACAGAAGGTTGCTCAGTATGTACCGACTCCACCCGGGACAACGAAACGAAAGGCAAAACCAAAAGTTATGCGATGAATTTACTTGTCGAGGAATTACCTATTGCTGTAGAGATAGATGGTCGGGAATATCCAATATATACGGACTTCCGACATTGTTTGCTGGCGATTATTGCGTTTGAAGATACAACTTTGACCAATTTCGAACGGCGGGCTATTCTTCTGGCAAATCTGTATCCAAAGCTACCGCATGATACGGTGCAAGCTATTCAAATGGCGGTCAAGTTTCTGGATGGCGGAAAATCCAGCGATTCGGGTGAAGAAGGCGGCAGCGGCCCGCGACTGTATTCCTTCTCGCAGGATTCAGATCTGATTTTCTCTGCTTTCAAGCAAACGCATAACATTGACCTCGTTGATACTGAGTATCTGCATTGGTGGAAATTCCTTGCGCTGTTTTCGGATTTGGGAAGTGAAACGGCGTTCTGCAATTTGGTGGCTCTTCGCAAGAGAGTCAAAACTGGAAAAGCCACCAAAGAGGAACGACAGGCGGCACATGAAATGGGTGATCGATTTGATGTTCCAGAATTGGACGTTCGAACACTGGAAGAGCGTGAGAAAGAAGCTGAATTCTTGAAACTTTTTCATGGAAGGCATAAGCGGGGCGCTTCTAATACTGAGTATCCGGTTGGAGACTAACAAATGGCAGCAGGTTTTGACGGTTCAATTCGAATAGATACAAGCATTGAAACGAAAAACTTTTCAGCGGGTGTGAAGCGTATCGGTACCGCTTTGCAAGCTGGAATGAACGCGGCGAAAGGTGCAGTCATGGGAACTGTGGCGGCGATTGGCTTGTTGGGTGCCGGTCTTGCTGTTGCCGCGGGGGCGATGGTTGGATTAGCAATAGCTGCTGTGTCTATGGGTAAAAAAATATTTGATGCACTATCCAATTCAATAAGCAAAACTTCAGCATATTATTCCACGGTTACCCAACTTCAAGGTGCGTTTAATGGATTAAAAAGCGCATTTCTGGGAGCGTTTGGTACTTTGCTGAATGCAGCACTTCCGGCAATACTGACAATCGTTAACTGGTTGACTCGTTTGATCAATTTAGCTGCGCAGTTTATTGCGGCGCTTACAGGGCAATCAACTTATATGAAATATGTGGAAGGAAGTGCAGAAGCAACGGCTAAGGCGACTGGAGCGGCGGCTAAAAACACAGAAAGACAGGGAGAAGCTGCTAAAGGGGCATTGGCTGCCTTTGATGAAATCAATGTGTTGCAACAACATGAAGAACCGGATTCTGGTGGGGGCGGGGGTGTTGCTGGTGGTGGTCCGATGCAGTTTGAAGAAGCGCCGATATCTGAAGCAATCGCCAGGTTGGCAGAGAAGTTCAAAACTGCCTGGGAAAACATCAAAACTTGGGCGATAAATGCATGGGCAAACATTCAAGCAGTGTGGTCAGCGGTTTCAACATGGTTCATGGAAAATGTTTGGGGGCCGGTATCCACATGGGCTGCTGAAGCCTGGAACAATATCAAACTTTGGGCGCAAGAAGCCTGGGTGCAAATACAGGCAGATATTGCATGGTTACAGGAAAACGTATTTACGCCGATTGGGGAAAGAATTGCTTGGCTGGCTGAAGTTTTCCGTACTTGTGCCGCGCAGATATATTCCGGTTTTATCATGCCAATCGTAAATTGGTTCAAAGCTACCCTGTGGCCGGGTATCCAACAAATCATTCAGTATATCGTACACATGGTGAGTGGATTTGTCGCTACAGTGCAGGAAACTTTCCGTATTGGATTTGAGGTGGTGCGTTCGGTTGCTATGAATATCTGGACTGCACTGGTTGGAATTGTGAATGGAATCATTACAACAATTGGTGGTATTGTGCAATTCTTAACTGGTGTATTTACTGCGGATTGGAAACTTGCCTGGGAGGGGATCAAGAATATTTTCAAGGGTGTATGGGAAGCGGTCAGCAGCATAGTAAAGGGTGTGGTCAATTCGATCATCGACTATATCAACGGAATGATAAGAGCTGTTGTATATGCCATAAATACGATGATTGAAAAGATTAACGCTGTAAAAATAAATATTGCTCCAATGAAGATTGGCAATGTAGTTGTCTTTGCTGGTGGTTCTTTTGGCTTCAACATCCCATCTGTCGGTGATCCTCCACAAATCCCACGGCTTGCCCAAGGTGCTGTGATCCCACCCAATGCCGAATTTCTGGCGATGCTGGGTGATCAAAAGAGCGGACGTAACATCGAAGCACCTGAAGAGTTGATCCGGCAGATTGTTGCTGATGAAATGAGCAATTTTCAAAGCGAGCAACGGGTTTCTATAAACTTTGCCGGGTCATTAGGCGCACTTGTGCAAGAGCTAAAACCGTATATAGACCGCGAGAACGGAAGAATCGGGCGCAGTTTGATAAAGGGGTTGATATGACAACCGATTTTATCGTGATTGACGGCAACGTTTACAATGTTCCGGTGGTGTCGATCAAACGGACTGCCGATTTCCTGGACAAAATGGCAGAAAGGACCAACGACGGCAAGTTGCATCGGGAACTGATCGGCGTGTATTTCAATTACAAGTTGAAGTTTGGTCAAGCGGGTATGTCCGATTACGCCGCTCTTTGGAACAAACTCACTGAGCCGGTCGAGTTTCATACCGTCATTGTTCCAGATGAAGATGGCAGTATAGAATTCGAAGCCTATTTCAGCGGGATCAGTGATGAGATGTTGAAAATAAAGGGATCGTCCCGCTTCTGGAAGAACCTGACGGCCAATTTCATTGCACAGGAGCCAGCCAGAACATGAGTACAGGAGCACGAATTATTTTGGCTGATACGGTTTTCGAAAAAGATATGATTCGCAGTGCTTCCGTTACTGAGGAATTTCAACCGCTTAGCCTGACGGTACCAATCAGCCAATTAGAAGTAGAGCTTTTTTCGGATGATACCGACTTCTCGATTATTGATCCATCCGGCGATTATTCCTTGCTGCAATATCGCCAACCCATGAGTGTCATCGAAGTGATTGACGGGTCAGAACGGTTCATTGGGCGTTACTACCTGGATGTATGGGAAAACTTAACCGACAACCTGATCAAGCTGGTATGTATGGACGAAATCGGGTTACTGGATACAGTTACCTATCGAGGTGGTTTGTGGCTGGAACCGATCACCATGGGGGAGCTGTTATCGCAGATGTTTACAGGTATGGATGTAGATTATGAGATTGATCCGGACTTGGAAACAGCCCCGCTTACAGGTTGGATACCGATTTGTACCTATCGCGAAGCACTGCAACAGATTTGTTTTGCAGCCGGTTCCTATATTCTTTGCGCCCGGCAAAACGGCATAATTAAATTCGGCAGGATTGATGCTATTGGAGCGGTGACACGCGGCATTTACTGCGGGGTTCCTAACGCAGGGCGAACCAGAGTATGGAAAAAACGCTTCCGGCAATCGCAATGGGGTGGAGTCATGCCGGTCTACGATATTCCCAATTCGCAGCAGAGCACTGACCAGAAAATCAGCCTGCGTACGCAAGTGACCGGAGTGGAAATATCGATGCATGATATAACCCTTGGAGATGCTAAACGGAAGCTGTTCGAAGGCTGGCTTGAGCCGGGAACTCATGAGATACGTTTCAGTCAACCCATGCATTCGGTTACCGTGTCTGGCGATGCCATATTACTGGAGAGTCCCTATAACTCGGCTAACTATGCCGGTGTATTCGTTCTCAGTCCTGGAAATGTGCTGGTAGAAGGGTTGGTATACAACGACTCGATCACCAAATATGGCGTGTACATGGACTCTTCCGAGGTGGTCAAAGCGAATGTACTGACCATTAGCGATGCGAGTATGGTCAATTCCGGCAACGGGCCTGAAATCGCGCAACGTGTTTTCGACTACTATCAGCGCCGGCATGTACAAGACGTCAAACTCATTCGTCCGTCGGCCTATATCGGTTCAGAAGTGCTCGCTGATACTTTATACGGACGTAAAATTAATGGCGTTATCGAGAAAATGACGACAGATTTAACCGGCGGTTATGTAGGAAAAACGACCATAGTTGGTGTACCGGTGGAGGAATAGGAGAACTATGCCATATATAAAAACTGACTGGACAAATGAAATTCTGGACGGCGCAGAGCGATTCATTGTCAAAGATAACGTCGGTGCAACGCTGTTGGATAACGTCCAAATCGCGCTGAAAACATCTGTAATCACACCTGGAACCCCGATCGACGCGGATAATTTGAATCATATTGAACAGGGCATTTACGATGTGACGCAAGCAATCGAGACCGCTAATGACGACACCATGGTATTCCTGAAGATACTGAGTGACACAGAGGTCTGGTCGACCGGTGACGGAAAGATCTATTTTACCGTTCCTCCGGTTATGGCTGGCGGTGAACTGATTGCAGTGCAGGCTTATTGTTACTCAGTATCCTCGAGCGGCACGCCTACGATACAAATCGCGCGAGGACGCCGGGCAAATGCAACATCCGCGCCTTCCTATAACGACATGCTCTCCACCAGGATCACAATTGATGCCGGTGAATATTCGTCCACAGATGCCGCAGCGCAACCGGTTATCAATACTGCCTACGACGACATTGCCACACGTGACGTGATCCGTATAGATATAGACGTGGCTGGTACCGGTACAAAGGGTCTCGACGTCAGCATGGTATTCAGGAAATGAAAGTTATTGTCGTACAGAACCCATCCGGTTTCGATGTGCCGATTGGCGGCGTCTTCCTGTGGTACGGCCTGGAGGACGAGTTGCCATTTGGCTACGAGGTTTATAGCGATGCTGGTGGTTTTTTCCTACTGGGCGGTTCATCCATCGATTTGACTCCGGCAGGTGCACTGACACATGTACATGGTTTCCCGAATATAGAGATTAAAGGGAACCACAACCACGTGGTTTCCGCCAGCGGTAGTGGCGGGGCTGGGGGCACGAACGTGTCCAATCAAAGTAATACCAATTCGGCTACTACCGGACATACGCATGGCTATTTCGGCAGCAGCACTCCAGCAGGTGGGCACACGCATACAATTGCTGACTCGGAAGCGGCAACCAATTTGCCAAAGCATAAGACTCTATATTATGTACGGAGGGTGGCCTAATGGGTTTACCTGTTGGAGCGATTATAATTTGGAAGAATGCGGCAGCCACTATCCCGAACGGCTGGCAGGTCTGTAATGGGTCAAATGGTACTCCAGATCTGCGAGATTATTTCGTACGCGGGGCTGCAAAAGATGATGACGTAGGGGTCCAACAAAACA